CGCCGGGTGCCTTCGTTGGAAGGGCTTGAGGTTGGCTATTTCATGGCGGTTATCCTCCGTTGTTCGCTCACTGGGCAGGCAGTGGCCACCTATCGAAACTGCATTGGAATGTCGGTCCTGACCAAGATGCCTAACTACGTCCGCCCGTTCGCATACAAACAGTTGGCCTGGATCAGCTTTTTTCATGGGGCGCCGACATTCCGATGCAGCCTCTTTCGAGGTGATCGGGCTGGTGTCCTATGGCAAAACCAGCAATGCCCCAACTACGTCTCTAGTTGGCAGAAGTGATGCAGGGGGCCGCTTTCGCGGTGTGTTCTCGTCCGCATCGGAGAGTGATCGAAACACCAGGGCGCTACTCCTGCTTGTTTCCCGCCGCGTTTTTGGTATTGGCCGTCTTGCTCATACCGGCCCAGGACATTCACGGGGCTTTGCGATCCTAGCGCTGCAGCCCGCTTGGGCACGCTTCGATCACTCTCCGATGCGGCCTGGTGCTGGGGAGTACCAGGTGCTCGGGCAGTTAACGACAGGCTGTCGTGGCGCTGGTTGTTTATTCGGTGCCAGTCAGCCAGCCCGGGGACTTTGCTTCGGATAGCCACTGACGAAGCGTTCCAAGAGGTTCGCCGTCATCGTCTACCCATTGCTTGTCGAGGATGGCGCCGACAGCCTCTTCGCAATCGCTTTCATCAACATCCTCAAGTTCACGCTCTACCATCTCGGCATGCAGCGCTCGGGCCTCTTCAACGGAGCTGGCCGCGTAGTAGTCATGCTCTTCCACGATGAACACGCGGAGCTGTTTGATGATCGGCTGACCATCGAGTGTCAGTTGTTCGGACATTTCAGGTACTCCGGTTGATTTCCCGTCTGGCCCTGTCACCAAGGCCAATCGGTGAAATCCCGGTCTCGCTACTGGCGACAGACCGGGTGTGTTGCGTCAGCGGTGTTGGCCAGTTACCCGCTGCTGATTGCAGGGCTGGCCGATCGTCTTCGTGGGTGGGCTTCGAGCTTCCTACTCACAGCGTCAAACAGCATCTGTTCGCCGTGGATCACAGGTCCTTACAACATGCACGCTACAGCTCTGAATGCCCTGATTGAGTGGGGCAGGGTGCATGAGGTCCGGCGTTCCCAGCCGAGGCTATCGGGACCGCTAATTCGATTCGGTGTCTCTCCCTTCTGCCGCTGGGATTCGCGGGGCGCATTGCATGCCGGGTCGTTCACTCGGTTCTGGCGTTTCACCATCGAGCAGCCGTCCAGGTTGTTCCTGTCGTTGGCAGGCTTTCGGGCCTGTCTGCTCGCCGGTCGCCGGTAGAGGCAATGCGGTCTGTTGTTTGTTGCGCTGGTTGTTAAAGAGCGGCGCGGCTTTCGCTGCTGACGCCCTGTTCGCTGGCGTTGAGATAAATTTAGAAAACTTAACAAAAAACGTCAACACTTATTTTAGATATCTTAACTACTGGGGCGGCGAAATACGCCTGAATCGCTGCTCCGTCAAGACTTACGCTGATCGAAATGTTCGGATAGTCTGCCCGTAAACTGTATGGATATACAGCAATCAAGGAGCATCCTATGGCGAGTCCCCAGAAGAAATCTCAAGAACAAAAGCCTGTTTCCGGAGTGGAGCGCCTAAAGCTCAGGGTTTCGAACATGATCAATCACCCGATCGCTCAGGATCGGAAGTGGGCAACCATCCACAGGCTTGATAGCGATGGTGATCGTGAGTGGGATGAAGTTATTGGCATGCTTTCCGAGGTCGACGGGATCGACATGACGTTCAATGACGAGGATGGGTCGGTTACGTTGAGCTGGGAGTCTGCCGCGGAGGAAGATCCTCGCGCGGAGGGTCACGAGGAATTTGATGCTGTAGAAGAGGCGGCGCCTTTCTGATTGCACAAAAAAGCCCGCCAGGGCGGCGGGCTTTTACTCAAGCTTTTCTGGCATTCCAGATCAACAGTACCTTTGCGTGAATCGTCACGTCGTCGATCCGGGCTGTCTGACTCTCGTAGTGCTTGTTGTCTGAAATCAATCTGTAGTGTTCTTCGTCCATCCGCATCACGCGCTTGATGTACAGCTCACCATGCCAGGTCAGCACGTATATTCCTTCGCCGATGAAGTCCCGTACACCTTTATCGACGATGACCAGGTCTTTATCGTTGATGGTGCCTTCCATGCTTTGGCCCCACCCGTTGATCATGCCGAGCGATGTTGCGGACGTGTACGTTATCCCTTTTTCCCGCAGGATTTCCTCTCGCACTACCAGGTTTCGAACTACCTCAGTGTAGTCAGGTGGGACCTGCCCATGCCCCATGGCAGCTCGGATATCGTATTGAGGGATCACGATCTCTTCATTCGTCGGTCGCAAGCTCGCGAGGTGGCCCGGGACGTAACTTCCTCCCTGCTCAACCGGATTATCGGCTTCGGCCGCCGCTGCTAGCATCATCTCTCGAGCCTTTTCCGATAGGTTCTTACCCGCTTTCGAAGCAAGCATCTTGGCCATCATTTCCACGGTAGACATGCCAGCTTTGGTGTCATCGTGGAGGGCTATATCAGCCGTGCCTACGCCATCGGACAGCCAGTCAGGTGAGCACTCCAGCGCCTTGGCTAACGCCAAAAGGTTTTTCCCTTTCGCCCCGTTCGTACCGCTCACCCAGAAGCTGACCGTCGCCTTTGATACGCCAGTCAATCTGCTGATGTCGGTAGCGCTGAGGTTGAGCGCCCTCATGCGCGAGGTGACGCGATCTTTAAATTCCATATTTAGGATTCTAAACATTTAAGTGTTTAGATAACTTGCCTTGCATTGTTAAGAACTCTAAACTCGCCGAAGACAACGGAGACAAGGCCCCATGACTTACGACGAAGCCCTGAAACATTTCGGTACCGGTCGCGCGATCGGGGACGCCCTAGGCGTGAGCAGCAGTCGCGTGTCGCAGTGCCGTACGACCGGTGGTTTTTCTTATCCCATGCAATGCGTGCTTGAAAAAGAATCCGGCGGGGCATTGATCGCTAAGCGTGAAGACGATCCAGCCCAGGCGATCAAGCAATCCGCCTGACCCGATGAGAAACATTTTGCAACCCGTGATGGCTTAGCGCCACGCGAGAAGAAACGAGGTTTTCGCAATGGAACATTTCGAGAGAACGCTGCACCGGGAAGTGAAGGCTGATGGCGGTACCGCCTTGGCAAAACGGATGGGGGTGAATGAAACCCGTCTGTTGGACTGCGCTAATCCAAATCGCGAGGCGCACCGGATGAACCTGGAGATGTTCGGACAGGTTTTGACTCATCTGTCTAGTGAGTCGCGGGCGATTGTCCTCAGCGCGCTCCTTGAAGAGTTCGGCTACTCGCTGGTGGCAAAGGAAGTGAAGGAAGTGAAAGCACTTCCTTCTGCTTTGGCGCTTGTTGGCAAGGAATTCGCGGACCTCACCGTTGCCGTGCACAACGCGCTCGGCGATGGGCACGTAACGCAGATCGAGAAAGCGGCGATCTGTAAGGAAATCGCGCATGTGCGCCGTGAGATCGACGCTATCGAAGCATCTGTAAGGGTGGCCTGAATCTCAGGCATAAAAAAACCGCCTGGCAGGGCGGTCCTTTCAACAAAACGTAAAACACTGTGGGGCCATTATGAACACCAACACCGCTCCAGGCAATACCCGCCATGTCGCGACACTTTTGGGTCAATCTGAAAAGGTGTCGTGTCACACCATGTCGTCACGCGAGATTGCCGAACTGACCGGCAGCAGTCACGACAACGTCCTGAAAACCATCCGAGCTTACGTCGCGAAGGGTGTCGTTTCTTCAAACGACACCCCCTATGTCCACCCGCAGAACGGCCAGGTCTACCGTGAGTTCCTGCTGACCCAGCGTGACACCCTGGTGGTGGTCTCGGGTTACAGCGTCGAGCTGCGGGCCAAGATCATCGACCGCTGGCAGGAGCTGGAAGCGCAGGTCGGGCAGTTCCAGATCCCGGCCACCTACGCCGAGGCGCTGCAAGCTGCTGCGGATCAGGCCCGCGACAACCAGTCGTTGCGCCTGGTGATTCTGGACCAGGAACCCAAGGTCGCTGCCATTAAGCGCCTGGCCGCCGCCGGCGGGGCGATCTGCATCACTGACTCGGCCAAGCAGCTGCAGGTCCAGCCCTGCAAGTTGTTCGCCTGGCTCGAACAGCACCGCTGGATCTACCGCCGCAAAGGCTCAAGGCGGTGGGTCGCTTATCAGCCTCGCATCACCTCCGGCTACATGGTCCACAAGGTCACCGCCCTGAAGGCTGACCCAGAGACCGGCATCGAGCGCGCCGCGTTCGACCCAATGATCACCCCCAAAGGCCTTGCCTACTTGGCCGAAAAGAATATCGGAGCCTCGCTGTGAGCGTTCAAGCAATGTCATGGGCGCTGTCGCTGCCCGTTCAAACCCTGAAGGACTCCAGCGCCCGCCACGTGCTGCTGTGCCTTGCCAACTATGCCGGGTCCAACGGGACTGGTGCCTTTCCATCGGCCACCACCCTGGCCCAGGACACAGGCCTGTCGGAACGCACCGTTCGTTACAAGCTGGACGCTCTGGAGGAGTCGGGCCTTATCAAAAAGGGAAACCAGGCTATCGCCGCGGTGCACATCGATCGCCACGACCGGCGCCCGGTGGTTTATGACCTTCAACTTGTACGGGGTGCAAATCCTGCACCCCGTGTAGAGCGGGGTGCAGATGACGCAACGGGGTGCAACTCACAACAGAACGGGGTGCAGCCTGAGACAGAACGGGGTGCAGAATCTGCACCCAATACGTCAATTAACCATCAAGTAACCGAACAGCAGCCGCAGCGCGAGATTTCCGATGTGGTTGCCGAGCAGGACGGCCAAGCCCTCGAGGGCACCGATCCGCGTCAACGCTTTTCCATGTTCGCCGAATGGGCATACAACCCCAAGCAGTTGGAAAGCCAGCTCCACCTGATGGGCCTGAAATTCAACGCCGTCACCGATGAAACGGTCGGGTCGTTCAAGGGGTTTTTCATCGCCAAGAGCGAAACCCGCGACTCGGACAGTGGCTGGTGTTACCGCTTGGCGAAGTGGATCAAGCGTGAGAGCGCCGTGAAGCGTGGCGAGCCC